TAATAACAATGAAGTAGGAGTAACAGTAGATGACTTAGGGACTAATGTAACATACTACAAACCAGTTATCTGTCCATTAATATCTAACTCAGCTAGATTGTATATGGATGGTGGTATTACTGTACCATATCAAAATTCAGATGGATCAGAGAACTTAGAGTTAGGTGGGAACTTAGCACCAACTAATGCAGGATCAGAAACTGCTGCAGATGTACATGGAGTGTACTTTGAAGATTTGACACATGCAATACCAGTACATTTAATTATAAGGGCTATACAAAACCAATACACATCAATTAGATTTAGTGATGATTTCTTTGATTTAACAAATGGACCTGAAGCATACAAGAAGTTGTATATGTTGTGTCAAAATACAGAAGGTAGACAGTTTGAAAACATGGGGACTGCTTTAAAACAAATATCAGGCTTTAGTACAGCAACAGCATTAAACAATAAAATTGCAGTTACTTTTAATGCAATATATGTTTTTGGTTTAAGTTCAAATGAATCTATAGTTGGTAACTTTAGTTTCCAAACAGCATCAGCATATCCTACTTTTACAATTAAAGTCAGAAGAGGTGGAACTTCTGAAGTATATACTCAAACATTTACAGGAGGGACTAACACAACAAATGCTTTTACAGTAATCATGTATAATTCATCAGCAGGATATACTATTGAAGTAGAAACTGATACAGCATTTGATATATCTAATTTTACATTTCAAGCTACTGATGGAAGTGGAAATCAAACATCACATCAACTTACAAATGTATCAATACCTTTAGAAAAAGAGTTCATAATTAAAGATCATCTTCCTGCAATAAAAACAATAGACTTTCTTACAGGGTTGTTTAAAATGTTTAATCTTACAGCATTTGAGCAAGATGGGATAATTCATGTAAAAACACTAGAAGAATTTTATAATGCAGGATCAGTTAGAGACATAACAGAATTTGTAGATCCTACAACAATGAAAATTAATAAAGCTCTACCATATGAAGAAATAAACTTTAAATACAAAGACACTGATTCTAAATTAGCAAAACAACATAGTCAATTAAGTGGCTCATCATGGGGTTCTTTAGGCTATAATAACAATGAAGATTTAAATAGCAGTAACAGTGTATTTAATGTAGAAGTGCCTTTTGCACATATGAAGTTTGAAAAACTATTAAATGGTGCAAATGAAACAGAAGTGCAAATTGGATGGATGGCAAATGAAAATGGAGAACCATATTTTAAAGATGCATTATTGTTTATACCAATATATCAAGAATCTGCAAATGATATTAGATTTTTAGAACAGAAAACAGGGACTGGAGGAATAAATGACTTTGGTGAGTTTTGGATGCCAAGTAATTCTGTAAGTATATTACCTGAAGTAAATAAAGAAAACATACATTTTAATTTAGAGTTAAATGAGTTTACTAACAGTATAGCATTTACAGACACATTATTTGAAAAATATTATAGATTTTATATTCAATCTGTTTTTAATAGAGCAAAAAGACTAACAAATATTACTGCTAGATTACCAAAAAAGTTTATTTTAAACTATACTCTTGCAGATATTGTAAAGATTAGTGGGGAATCTTATAAAATAAACAGCATTACTACAAACCTATTAACAGGAAGTAGTCAATTAGAGTTGTTAAATGAAACTGTAGATATTGCACCAACTACACCAACTGATACAGGAGGAGGAGAAACAACTCAACCACCAACTACACCATTAACAAATGTTCTTTACTTTGAAGATTGTGCCAATCTAGGTACATTTTATGAATCATCATCACCATTATCTACTTTAAATTTAGCAGATGATAAAAGAGTAGTTGATGGAAGTGGTAATTACTACATAGTAAAAGGTAATGTGGGAGCAGGGACATATACATCAAAAACAGTTACTGATACAGGTTTTTCAGGATGTCCACAAACAACTACACCTCCAACATTATATTATGGTTTAAAAAGGTGTTCAGATAATGAGATTACTTTTAGAACATCTACAGAAGTAGCAAATCCTACATATGCTATAACAGAAAAAGTAGAAGATTCAAACAATGTTGCATATGTGATTATTAACAGCAATACAACAACATCAACTATTGTAAATAATACATCAGGACAACCAACTGTAGTATCAGCAATTTCTGTATCAGCTTTTAATCCTAAAGTATATAATTGTACACAAGGTCCAACTAGTTATTATTATAGTTTAACTAGATGTGATGGAACTGGAACTGTTTTATATGGTTTTAGTGCTACATCAGGATTATCAGGAAGTAGAACATACAATAACACATGTTATAATATAGCATCATCAACCAATACTGGAACTATAGATGTGAGTAGTTTATCTAGCTGTAGTTGTCCTGTTTATTATTATACATTAAATGACTGTTCTAACACAAGCTCAGTTCAACATTATGGCTTTTCTAATTTATCTAATTTAGCAGGAACTGAAAGAACATATAGTGGCACTTGTTACTATGTAGCAGCAACAAGTACCACAACTGGTTCAATTAATATAGGAGCTTTATCTACTTGTACATGTCCTTCAGGAGGAGGAGGTACACCTGATCCAATTAGATATTCTCTAAAATTGTGTTCTAATAATCAGACTGGATATGTTTCACCTGAAACTACAGACCAAATTGATTTAGATATTGATCCTAATGGTGAAACTGGTTCTAGAGTACAGGATGAAAATGGATTTATATATACAGTTATAGGTACAACTACTAATACAAATGGAATTGTAGGAGCATTAGTAGATTTAGGTAGTAATGGCTGTCCATCAGCAACTCCTACTCCTACAGATTTTTATTGGTTATTATATAAATGTACTACATCTCAAGGTGGTTTTGTTTCAGAACAGACTACTGCTGAATTAACAGGTATGACAGAAGATCCTGTAAATGGTTCTAGAGTACAAGGACCTAATGGTATTGTTTATATTGTATATGGGCAAACATCAGATCCAGACCAATATAGTGGTGGTATTATATCAGTAGTTAGTTTAAATGCAACAGGCTGTCCAACAACTACTCCACCTTCAGCACCTTATTATTGGGAGCTTAGACAATGTTCTACAAATAATACAGGTTATATATCAGCACAAACAACAGACCAATTAAGTACTTTAGCTGTAGGAGACTTTGTTTTTGAAACTGCTACACCAAGTCAAATATATGAAGTAACAGGAACTAGTCAATCAGGTACATCAATTGGAAGTGTAACAAAATCTACACTTACAGCTTGTCCATTATATTGGGCATTAAAACAATGTGGTACATTGCAAGGTGGATATAGAAGTGGTAATACAACTTTAGAGCTGCCAAATCTAGTTGAGAATGATCCTAATGGCACAAGAGTGCAAGATGCTAATGGTGTCTTTTATATAGTTGTTGGAACTACAAACTCAACTGCTAATGTAGGTACTGTAACAGATACAGGTTCTACTGGATGTCCAACTCCACCACCAGTAGTTAACTACTATGCATTACAAAAATGTGATGATGGTACAACAGGATGGAGATCACAACAAGATAACACACAAATTACAGTAAATACAGGAGATTTTGTAGATGTATTATCTACTATTTATGAAGTTGTAGGGTTAACAACATCAGGACTTAATGCAGGTGTAATCAGTACAACAACACTTACAAGTTGTCCTACATCACCACCACCAGCACCACCACCAGCACCACAAGGTCCATATTATGCTCAGTTCATTACTTGTGATGATCCTGCAGGTCAAATTTTATATGTTGTAAGTCAATCACTGCAATTTTCATCATGGTGGGTTTTACAAAGTGGAGGACCAACAGGGTATGCATGTTATAGATGGGTTACAAATTTAGAAAATGCAGTAAATCCACAAGACATAACAAACTTTACAATATTTTCATCAGCAACTACATCAGGAGAAAATTGTATAGAGTGTAATGAAAATGCACCTACACCACCTACTCCTCCTCCTACACCTCCTCCAACTCCTATATGTGGTAGTCAGAGTCTATATTATGCATCATCAGCTCCTGATTTATGTTTACAAAACACAACTAGAACTGTTTATATGGATGCAAATACAATAGAACAAGCAAGTGTTATTTATACAAATTCATCCTGTAGTACTCCATTGTCTGTTGCTAGGTATTTTGCAGACCAACCTTCAGGTGACTATTATTACTGGTCAGGCACAAACTTACAAGGTGCATATACTAACAATTGTCAATCACAATAAAATAAAAAGAATGATTAAAGAAGTAGAAAATTTTATAGATAAAGTAGAAGCAGACCACTTAATGTACTTAATAGATAAGTTTGCACATAAATCAACTGTAGCAGGATCTAAGAATCAATATAGCAAACTAGATAATGCTAGAACATCTTACTCAGCAACATTAGACAGTAAAAATCCATGTGTTAAAAGAATCCATCAAAGAATTGCTAAATATTTAGGTGTGCCTTTTAATAAAGGAGAAGTATTGCAAGGTCAAAGATATGAAAAAGGTCAATACTTTAGAGAGCATCCTGATTACTTTATAGGAGAACACTATGATATGAATTGTTTAGCATCAGGAAACAGAACTTATACTTTTATGCTGTATTTAAATGATGATTTTACAGGTGGTACTACAAACTTTAGACACCTTAATAAAGAAATACAACCAAAAAAGTACAAAGCTGTAGTTTGGCACAATTTACATATGGGTAAACCTGATGAATATAAATTACACTCAGGTGAAGATGTAAAAGAAGGTACAAAATATATAGTAACATCATGGTGGAGAGAGAATGCATGGAATGGATCAGATGATTATAAAGAATATCAAAAAAAATTAAATTCTAATCAATTAAGTATTATATAAATATATGCTAAAGAATATTATAGAACTGTTACAAGTAGTAAATGGAGAAACTGAGAGTATAAGATTTGCTCAAGGATCACACTATTTACCTGATAACTGGAAGAATGGCTTTAAACTAGCTAAAAAAATAGCAAAATTTGATAAACAAGACCAATGAAATTAGGTAAATACAAAATAAATATAGAAGTTGATAATAAACAAGCTAATCAAGAGCTTGAAGAAACTAATCAGGAGCTTGAAAGTATGCAAACTAACATGGAGGATGTTAGTGAAACAGGTGATGCTCTTACAGGTGGTTTAGTTAGTCAGTTTAATAATGTAAAAAAAGGTATAGCTACAGCAATTAGAAGCCTTAAAACTTTTAAAGGTGTATTGATAGCAACAGGTATTGGAGCTTTTACACTAGCAATAGGTGCAGTTACAGCAGCATTTACAAGTTCAGAGGCAGGTCAGAACCAATTCTTAAAGATTACAAAACAAATAGGAGTAGTTGTAGGTAATGTAACAGATATTATGGCAAGTTTTGGTTCTGCTATACTTAATGTTGGAAAATATTTAGGTGCTAAGTTTAGAGGAGATGCAGAAGGAGCTGCTGCTGCTG